TTTAAACATACGGACTTAAAGTAAAAATTACCTGACACAGTCAGGCGTATAACGTCTTCCATCTAATGGGTTTAAACTGTGTGCGGAATTTTAGAAACCTCTTTCGAGGAAAAGTGGAGGTCCGTCCCCCCACGCCATTAGCTTTCAAGAGCTTGTGGTTCGCTTTTAACTTTTTGGATTTCCTTTAGGCATCTAAAGGAAAGGTACTATATATATATAGTGTGGGCACATTAAGAAAATGATATAATGAAAAATCGGTGCCTATACCTATATAATTGTTAAGTACAATTTGTTTTGCTGCTTCTGCAGCATTAGTTTTAACTAAGAGTTCTAATCTCATTTGGTCTAATAATGATCCATCATTTACTGAACCTAGATTTGCTAGGGCAGGATTTGTGGATTGAAATTTAAATACACAATAATTAGGGCACTGGATATTAAGGCCACTATTGGTCAAACAATTTGTAATTGCTTGCCCAGTAGCACCTCCAGTACGTAATAATTGCATATTTCTTGCCACTTGACTTACTGTGGTTGTATTAATAGCTGTAACACTATATGCAGCTGTAGCGCCGTTAACATTATCTCGGCTTGCTCTCATTTCATTTAACACAACCCCAGTAGGGCACACAACATTAAAGGACCAATTTACTGAACCTCTGTAACATACAAAGGCTGGCATAATCCACGCCAATGGTGTAAAATTACAAAAATTATAAGGACTATTTCCTGTTCCAACAATCTTAACAGCACTTTCTGCGCCATTACTTTGAAAACCAGGGCAAATAGGTTGCCTATAAAATGTTTTAAGACACCTACTCATCTGACTTATGCCAGCGGTAGGCATGTTAAAATAATTACTAGATAACCAAGTCATACGACGTAAAACTTGTCTTAAAGATTTAATATTTTCACCAAAATGAACAAGATATTGTTCAGCTTGTGGATCTTTGGTAACTCCCAAAACAACCTTATCTTCACCTGTATCATACTCAATATCTGCTTGTGGTGCAAAATAAGATAATGTTGAAGCATTATCAATTTCAGTTGGATTTGCAAACTCTATATTTGTTGCTGCTCTAACATATACTAAAACGTCTATGCCAGTTGAAGCAACTGGAGCTGTAAGAATATTTAAAACTCTTACAGTTAAGAATCCATTATCATAAAATGGACTATATGGATATGTGACAGGCACAGCAGTATTAACTGCCCAACCCTCTTGTGCATCTTGCAAATTTGGCCGCAAAGCTAAAAATTGCGTGGCTTGCTGATAAGGAATTCTAAATTCAACATCAGTAGTTTCTCCAATATCCACAATAGCTGTATGCACAACATTTGAAGTGGCAATAGTATTACCAATATTCTGTGCATCATATCCTGTGGGGTCAAAACTGATACGTAAGCGTCCTTTGTGATATTTCGAACAAACAATTCTAAATCGAAAAATAATATCACCACGCCAGTGATCAAACAAATTACTTAACCAAGCCATGGGTGTCATATACACTTTAGCCTGTGTTGCTCCATCGGAATCGTACAAACGAGGATTTACGCGGGAATAGAATAGAACATCATCTATTAAATTCGAACTAGTCCATCGCGATGTACACAAATATGATTCTCGTGAAGCTAAATAGTTAATACTTAGTTCATCAACATTAGAAGATCTTCCTATAATTTTTGGATCTATTGATAACTCATTCTTTGAGTCTAATGTTAATTTCTCTATGGGATAACCTATTTCTGTCGTTGCCATTTTTGGAAATGGTTCTGGCCGTTGGGGAATACTGTCTGCAATAACAGGCACATTTGTAAACCCAAAGATCTTAGCTATTAATGAAACAGCGCTAGCACCAATTTTAGTGGCAGTAGCAAATGGTCCAATAATAGGGATCTTTTCAAAATAGGTAGCTGCAGAAGCAATCTGAGAAGCTGGTCGGGAAACACATCCATCACCATATTCATCAGACTGCATTGCATAACCAGCAGAAGCACCAGATAATTGTGCATTCTCTAACCAAGCATATGTGGTTATTGTAACTCCAGTTCCAGAAGCGCTATTCGCACTTTCTAGAATAGAATAAATTATATAATATAATGTTCCTACATCAGTAAAATCTTGTGCTGATTGCACATTAATCCAATTCTTGTGCCAAATCATAGGCAAAATCATTTCAACTGATTCTTGACATTGTGGATCCAAGTCTACATGGGGCCGTTGGGAATTTAGTATCAACCAACGTAAACCAGCATCTAACGCAATAGTAGATGGTGTAAAACTTGGTAATGGCTGATAAGTTGCCATTAACCTTCCATAATAAAAAGGAGATGCACTGAAAACAAACTTCACATGCAAATCACCTCTTATAAATGAATAATTATTTAATTTATTCTTAACTGTCGATTCATTAGCCCACAGATTCCAGGGGGATATAGTTGTTTTAATCCCTTTAGTATCTGATTCTAACCAAGTAAAACTATTTATTCGAACAGGCCGTTTTAAAAAATTGCCCAGCTCTGTGTCGATGGTACCATCACCGACTGAAAACGCGTGATTTCCTGCTTGTGAGCCCGTTAAGACTTTTGATTCATCAATAAATGAAACAATTTCTTCAATTTGTTCCGATTGCGGATAAAATTGAAGTAAATCTAACGGCACGTGATGCTCATCAAGCCCCGGATGCACTGGATCCGGAACAGATACAAGTTCTAATTCTTGTATGCAACATTTAGACCTTATTCGGGGTCTAAGTCCTGCTAAAATATTACCAACATATTTAAGACTGCAGGATTGTTAGTCCATACAGAATTGCCTTTGGGGAATGAATTGGTCTTCTTGCGGCTAGAAGTTCATTTATAAGATGTATACTGTTCCCCAACATGTATACAAATAGGAGTTTACCGTGTTCTCGCACTAAGCTGTCAAAAGGTTTGCGCTTCGCTCTCTATAATCCGACAGTAATTGATCATAGATGGGTAATGGATCTCTCAACCAATTTGAGAGTCCAGCTTTTTCTATAATTTGAAGAAAGTATATTCTACGTTCCTCAAACTTTTCTCGACCATAGAAAAAATATTCGCGCAATGCGGTTTCGATAACACATATTGAATGTGCTTCTGCCGCTAAAATTCCATTATCCAAATGAGTAGTTAACATTTTATCAAACGATTTATGTTCCAACGGTGCTAACATTATATCACATGAAGGATCATAAACAAAAGCTCTCTTGAGAAAGGACACATCTTTAATACTTATATATGGTATACTCTCTGCCTCCTTATCAGCCATCGTATACTCTACACCAATAATTTTAAGTGAAATAGCAATTCTGGTATGGTTAAAATTAGGACACTCCTTAGATACTCCCATAACATTATCATCACCATAAGTCGCTAATCTTACATACTTCTTAAAATCACTCACTGGTTTCCCTGAACATATCATAAACGCAAAACGCATATACAAACTATTAACTAAACAATTTATGATAACAGTCAGGGGATGACCTGATGGATTTCCTTGAATCGCAATATAATCACCATTAAAATCTACATTATAAAATGCAGTATCAATAGCAATACATCGCAACGCCAAGAGATCTCCATCAGACCAACCAGCCTTCTCTGATAGTCGTATTAATATACCAAACGCGGATAGAATAAATGCTGCGGTCATCTTTTTATCAAACTTTGCATAATCACCAGCTATCATTCTATCACTACCAAACTCTGTAATATAATCATGTAACTTCTTCCATTCAACTGATTGAGCAACTATGCCTGGCATTGCCTCAAAAATGAATGGATTATTTTGTATCAATCTAATATGTGACAAATAATACTTTCTAACTACTATAGACCATGCAAATTCCGATCCTGTAAATACTCGTGTTTTTCCTGCTTCAACCTTATGCAATGCAGTTGGTTCATCTTTTAAATGTGCGCAAAATTGCGGATTAAATCTTATTCCCTTTTTATAAAGCTCTTCAATATCATTAATTCTATCTTGCATCACTTGATCAATATTTGTTATATAGCCCGTACTATCCATTGTTAAGAAATGTTTCTTAGATTTCTTAAATGGATTTCCTGCGCTTGTACTAACATTTATACGATCAACATACGTGACTCCAGGCACACCATTTAATGCAACATCCTGAGTATAAACTTCCAACTGAGATATCTTATCTCCTAGTAAATGTTCTAAATCATTATAAAAAGCATCCTCACATTCTTTAATGCGTTTTGAATCAACTGATAACATAGGGGTAGTCATATCTTTTATGGCTAAATGCCAAGGTTTCCAACTCATATCTGGTGCTGCAAATTTGTTAGGATACTCATCCTCAACAAAATCTGCAATATATGATCTCTTAACCTTAGATTTATGCTTGGGTCTATATCCTTCAAAACTACCCATAATATGTGCTGTTCCTTCAGGCAACCATCTCAACGGGGACTTCGCATGCATAGGGCCTAATGTTCTCTTACACATTCCGGCACTAATTGGCATTGTTCCCATATCAACTTGAGGTTCAAATTTCTTTAATATATCATTCATCATTCCTTGAGTGATAGTATGCATAAACACACCACCGCCCATATTACCACTACCATGAATACCTAACAGAACCTGTGCTGTACCTATTTGCGCAATACACATCGATCCACAATCTCCTTTTTGAGTCAAAATATCACTCTTAGCAAAATAACCAGGAGATCCATCAATTGGACTTCTTCCATAATGAATATCGCTCAAACTACACCAACTTCCAATACCACTTTTACTAACCATACAATATTCACCCTTAAATGCTCCTCGTAATAATTCTAAAGGTAAATAAGGTACTAAATTGGCTCCAGGGGGTATAGACTTAATCTGAATAAAACATACATCACAATCTTTAATTCCTTTAACGTCTCCAGCTGTGTATTGTAGATTACGAACATTTCTACTTACATTTTGTTCTACATCTTCAAATATCACATCTATAGTCCCTTCCGGACTCAGTAATGAATGCTTATTTATTAACCAAATATTACCTTTGATATTAACAGCAGTTGTTGAAACCTTACGACCTACTTCATGAAACACAAAACGAGCACTATTAAAAGCCAATTTATTTCTCAAACTATTACCTTGAGCACACTTAGATTGGCCTGATAACTCAACATCCGAAATTTTGTAGGGATCATTATAATAAAATACAGGTTTTTCTTTCTCCAATGCTACAGGTACAACTCCATGAGATTGAGTTGTATACCCCTTCTCCATCTTTGTTTTTATATTATTATACTTCGCTTCAACAACAGTGACATAATCTTTTGCCTTCTTACAATTAAACTTTTTATCTGTATAATACTTAAAACAAGAGTTAACAATAGATAATGCACTAATCGTACCAACAAAAGTGCTCAATATCAACAATGCTCTCTTACCTCCAAAATTACTCTTAACTCTTTGACCAGCCAATCTAAGAATAAACACAAGAGAATCAACATTGCGGGGCAAGACAGATTTTGCTAAACCATACTTCCAACACATTCCCCATCTATACATATATAGATGGGCTATAATAACCCAAAAATACAAATAAAATAAATAAATAAACACTAAAACCGAAAATATAACTAAACTAACTAATTTGACTTCAAACAAATACATAACATACAAACTAAACAAAATAATTAATTGACAAACTCTTAAATACTGGGAAAAATAATCTTCATATAAATAATAAAGAACATTTGGATTCAAATCATGTTCTATAATTTTAGTAATAAACCATAACTGAATTTTAAAAAATACACTCATATCCTTTATTAATTCTTGAATTTGCTGCTCTTGAGAAATTACAATAGAATCACCATTATTGGTCTCTTCATCTATTGTATGGGTATCCATGCTAACACGCTGTTGTGCTCTAACATAATCCTCATCATCCAATCCAGTATATAATTCCTCATCTGAATCTTCAACACTTTCACTCTGCAAGCCATGACATTTACAACTCTTAATAGTTCTATAACATGTATGACAAATTTCAACGCTAGACATAATATCTACAGCAGCCATTGCTTTACCTTGGGCAATTTCGTGTTCCTTAGCTACTGTAATATACCATTCTAATAGATCATTAATATCCTCAAAAACTTGAACTACCTTATACTTCGTTCTCTGAGAATCAACCTCTGTATCTAATTCTGGAACAGGAATGGAAACATCAAATCTCCATATATTCATATACTCTCCATCCTCTGTAATTGGGATCTTCTGTGAATCTGCCATAAAATTATGCTTAGTATATTCTTTTTTAACATGGGCACTAATAACATAACTTAATCTTCTAGCAATGGCAAAAGGACATGCAATAATAAGCATGTAAATTTAAGTCTTTTGTATTTGTCGTTCCTATAACCAATTCTGCTTTAACAGGTGTTCTTCCCTTATCTTCTAATGCAGCTTGAGGGGGAGTATATGGCACTGAATTCTTAACTTGCAACATTTCTTTCAATGTTGGATCCACTTCATTATTTGGCTTTAAAAATGCAATATCATCCATAACTATACACCATTGTGTAGAGTTAAAACCCGACCAATATTCATCTGTAGGACAACGAGTATATCTATACTCATCTCCAGTGGGCAAACCAAATATTTTCCCATAATGGTAAAATAAAATTTGTGTCAATTGAGATTTTGCTATACTTGAGGATCCATGTATTAAAACGGCAAATGGATCTTTTCTCACTTTTTGGGCACTTTTCTTCGTAATCTCATTAGCTTCTATCATCTGCAAGTCAAATAACGTTTTCTGTATCGTCATTTTCTCAAATTTTTCTAAATTAGTTGTAAATCTTGAAATTCCTTTTCCTTTTTCTATGGTATCTAATAATTCACTATGGAATTTAAATTTACTTATTCCATGTGGTTCAGGATTTAATAACAATTTTGACTCCTTAATCAATCTTAAAGCGGTCTTCATCCACGCTTCATAAGATCCACCAGAATGAAATATGGTCAACATATCTCCAGTCTTAAAATAATACATTCCTCTTTCACAAATAAATGACACGGTATCCAATATACAATGGAACATATCAAAACCAGGTTTATGCGTGCGCTCAATAGCATCACGCTCAAATTTAGAAAAATTTAAACTCTCAAAATTTATCTTTGTATTATCTAACAATCCAACAGCCATAATATATAACAACATCTTATAACATTTCTTATACAACAAAGATTCTTTTATTTTATCATACATACCTAAATACTGTCTAAAACTGGAAATTCCTTCATACATACTATCAACATCGGCTTGTCTCTCAAACGGCATATTTCTAATAACTTCTCTACTCATTTCTTTTTCTATTTTTGAATATTTACCCTCATCTGCTAAATACACAGAGCAAATATCTCCTACTATATAACCTAATGTTGTAGTAAAACTAATTCTGCTACCACGCAACTTACAAAAATTAGCAATAGCAATATATCTATTCATAGTATTTCCCCCTAATAACATATGGTGCATTAAAATTAATGCATCTTCTATTAGGGAAACATGCTTCTGAATAGCATATGGTATTGCAAAATAATGGGACAAAAATGGCACTCCATGTTTTGTTCCATTATAAATCCAATCCGAGATTACATTAAATCTCGAATTAACATCAGCGACCGATTCGCTAGAAAATATATCTGCTTGTAAAAAATGTATATTTTTCTCACACTGTTTACACAATGCGGTAAAAATAACACAATTATTACAACTAGATAAAAGATATTCATCATCACATTGGTAGCAATGAACAAATATCCCTTCGGTATGATTCAAATCGTATGGCCGATCTTCCAAAATGGCATCAAGTGGGCCAGGATTCGCTTCTATTCCATACCGGGTTAAGTCTCTTTTAAATATAGCTCTATAACAAATATGAGCTACTCGAGGTCTAGGATATGCCTCTAAAATTTTATTGCAATTTGCTTTAACTCCAAATCTACAATCACCTGGACTTGCGACATTACGTAAATCATGGGTGTGGGTGATAACTTCCTTGTTATCACAACAGATCTTTCTGGATAATCCAGAAAATCTTACACTTGTTTTATGGATCAAGTGTCTTCTACTCCATATTTTATCACTACGTGGGGTATCCCCACGACTATTACTATTACTTACTTCTAAACTTTTAATCATTACTTGTGGGACTACCACTTCGCTTTTGCACGGCAATTCTCCGTGACTGTTTTCGCTTAAATTCTTGATTGTAACCATGCTTAGGGATTTCTGGGGGGGGGGGGTATTGGTTAACGTACCTCTAAACGGGAAAGACAGATTCCACTGCCCAGTTTACAACTTACTTAACCAGTAAGTCTAGGATTAACGGGATCCTATCGGAGAAGGCTGACAGATGCTATCCTGCCCGACGCTCGGTGATTTCTCCTAGTATTTCTAAAATACTGAAACAGGTTGTTGATTATAGCAACCAAACATTTATCAATGAAGTACATCGTAAAATAAATGAATTTAGGTATTTTGGGACACGATACCACGTGGTATTATTGAGGGGTTTTTGATTTATAATTTTTATACCCAATAATACTGGCTACCCAATATATATAAGTGTCTTTTAAATTCATATAAAATATTATTAAAACGGTTCCTCCAAATCAGGTGGGAACGAATCAATTTTAATAAAATCCATATATAAATGGCAAAAGTTGTAAGATGCGACAAAGTCGCAAATGTAGCTCTGGTTTAACATCCACGCTACACGCCTTTACTCAAGGCGCCTCTTTAGAACGCTACAGTATCAGGTTAGATACTGTTTGTAGTGCTTGCAAAAAGCAAGCCACGATAAACTCAATAAAATAATCCTTATCAGGGATTAAGTGGGTTGGTTTTTTGCTTATAAAAACCAAAAAGCAATATCCTTTTAAAGTCTTGGATATAAGACATTGAAAATAATGTTGAATTAAATATAAACATTATGTCAATAAATGAAGACATTATGAATGAAATTCTAGTATATCTAGATGTTTCATTCAGTGAATGCAATCACAATCAACAGTGAATG